TTATCTAAATCTTCTAACGCCACCTCATTAGCACCAAAAAGCTCTTTCATTTTTTCAGATTGTAATTCAATGGTCATTTTACCATTTTTCATCTGAGACATATTAGTTAAGAATTCTTTATCGGCATCTTCAATTCTTAAACCAGTTAACATTTCTTTTGCACTTAATCTTTCTTGTGCTGCGATTGCGGTTTTTGTAAGTTCCTTGTAGTCCATACCTAATGATGTGGCCATTTCTCTTACCTTTCTTAAGTTAACACCTGTAACTTCAAATCTTCCTTGTTCTTGATTGTATGTTGCTAAACTACTTGCTGCATTAATAATTGAATCTTGTAATCCTTCAACATTATTTGTTGCCATGTACATTAATTTAAGTGGGTCATTGAAATCTCCAATAGCACCACCTAGTACTTGTAAGTTAGCAGATAACTCTAATGCACTTTCTGGACTAAATACTTTTTCGGCAACTTGTGAAACCGCATCCATACTTAATCTAAATTCAATAGATTTTTGAACCATTCTAGCTAAACCTTCAACTCCTTTTTGGAATCCGTATTCGTTTAACTTACCTATATTTGTTGCTAAATCTTTTGAAACTCTTTGTGAATTTAGTCCTAAAGTTAGTGAGCTTTTTCCCGCCTTTTCAACCGCATCAAATGTTCCCTGTGCACCAATACCCACTTTTTCAAAATCAGGTAACATATCGGTTAATGCACTCATTGAACCCAAATACGCCTCCCCAACTTCAGCCGCCTTTTCAAATGATTGTTGATTGATTAAATTAAATCTACCAGACTTTTCTACTAAACCTTGTGCAACTCCCGCTAATGTTTCAAAAGTTACCCCTAATTGTGCTAATCTTGGTCCAGCGTTTGATATTTCTTCTCTAAAATCTTTTGATAGTTGACCTGTTAAACCGGTTTTAGTATTGATGTCTTCTAATAACTTTCTTTGGTTATTATATTCATCGCTAATTTGTCCTATACCTGCTTTGAATACGTTTTGAGCAATTTGGTCGGCGGGTAATATTTTCCCGTCACTAGTTGCCAAAGACATGGCACTTGTTGTATTAACTGAGTCCTTAATATCTTTATAATATCCACCACCTTCTTGTCCTTTTATAATACTTGTTGCAGCTTCAAAGATTGATTTAGCACCTTTGGTTCCACCTCCACCACCTTCATCCATATCTCTATATCTCTTAAAAGCTTCTGTAGCCTGTGTACCATAATTACTTCCCGCAGGAAACGGATATGTAATTGAGTTTTGTTGTGCCCACTCTTTTTCGAATTCTGCAACTTTGTTTTGTTTTGCAAGTCTGATTAAATCTGCCATACATATAAATAGGTTATTGTGTGTTTTCCAACTCCATTATATAACCAATATAATATCGTCTAATATAGACAGGCATAGTTAAAATGTCTCCGTATGAGAATCCTTTCCTGATTAGGTAGTGAATTTCTGATAATTGATTTTTCTTATATTCCGTAGAAAGGGCGAAAGAAATCAACCCCAAACCCAATTCTAAATTGGATATCTTCTCCTGATGGGGTATTTGCTGTTTGTGTTAGGTCAATTCCTGGCTTATTGTCAGATACGTATTTTCTAAAATCTTGTGAATCTTTAATCGGCATATTCTCAATGAAATTTCTTGTGTTCATTGGGTCATTAACTCCAGCCACGGATTTAATCATACCTTCGAGTTGTTTTGTTATAATTGGAGCAATTCCATTACCATTCCAACTCTTTGCAATTTCTTTTATGTCGTTTTCTTGTTTTTGTGTTAAAAACTTAAATGTTACGTCTACTTTGGATTTATTCATAAAATATGAATATTCTCCGTTAGAATCTGCAACCAATGTAAATGGTTTAAAATCTAAACTACTTAAATCAATTTGAACCTCAAAATCTTCGTTTGTTTTTGGGTCGGTTAATGTAACTTTATATTCTGAACCAAATGCGGTATTTCTTAAAAATATTAAAATAGCCTCCTTATCTTCTTCAACCAAATCTTCGGTTGATAAGTCTTTGTCTAATACTTTTCTTTTTAATAGTTCATTAACTATAGCGTTTGTTTGTATTAAATTTGGGGATGCTAATATATTTTCATCCGCGGCAGTTAGGTAAGCTATTCTTAGTGATTTCTTACCATTTTGATAATGGATACCTCTACTTGGTAACTCCACAACATCATATGCGATTCTTGGGTCAATTCTTAATTCTTCCATGGTACAATTTAATATATAACTATCGTAAAGTAAAGTTTTAAACATAAAAAAACCGATACCCATTTCTGGTATATCGGTTTAATATATGAAAAAGTATAATATTAGAATACAAGTATACATCTATCCATACGTAAAGTACATTGGATAGTTGCGATTTCATCTCTTGAATAGTCTAATTCACCAAAGTTGATGTCTTGAATAAATGTTCCTTGAAGAATCCATTTTTCAACAACAACTCCCGTTGGGTCTAACATTTCAAGTTCGATGTCTTTTTTATAACCGGCAGCATATCCCATACGACCAGTAACTGATTCAGCGTGTAAACGGAACCATTCCATTAACGCTTGTGAAGCTGACGGACCAATCGGGTCTTTAAATGTTACCCTCATAGTATCCCAACTAAATTTACCTGCAACATATGTTGAAGTATTTAAAAAAGGAATTTCAGTCGCGTTGATTTTTGCGGATGGTCTAGCCGCTGATGTTACATACCATTCATTGATACCCAAAGAAGATGGGAATCTTACAATAAATCGGTTCTGTCTTTTCGGTTCGTAAGGAACCGGCATTTTCATTAGTAAATCTGCCATGTTGTATTTGTTAAGTTTTTTTGTTATTTTATACTCTTATAAATATGTGTTAATTAGAAATAAATTTATTTTTAAGATCGATCTTGATTTTGTGGATTTTTTTTCGTAGTTTTTTACAAATCCTCCAGTATTCTAGACCCAGTATAAATAATTAATAAATTTCTAGTTTAATAATATAACATATAAATACTAGTATTACTAGTTCCAGATTATACTGGACAAAATAAAATAATATAATTTTAATAATAATTGGTTCCATGTGGAGCATTAAAAAAGGGAAGCTTTTCGGCCTCCCTTTTTATTTTTATATCCTCCTTTTAGATTAGATGTTCTCGAATGAAGCTCCTGTTGGGGTAATTACGAATTCCAAATCAATAAATTCAAGAGAACGAGTAGGTTTAATGTAAATTTTACCTCTTAAAGTGTTAGCATCAATATCTTCAACATCACTTGAAACACTTACTTTAAATTCATAAAGACCTCTTTCTTTCTTAATTGATTCTAAAATTGGGTTTACCAATCTTAAGAACTCTTGTCTTACTTGTTCGTCGTTTTGTTCGAACAACAATCTAACCGCAACAGCTGAAATTAACTTTCTTGCTCTTAACAACAATCTTCTTACGTTGATTCTATCAAGTGCAGATTCTCTAACTTGTAACGTTTTGTTACCCCAAATAATTGTACCTGTATCAGAGAATGTTGCAATTGGATTAATTCTATTTTTATAAAGTTCGTCTCTTTCATCAAGAGTTAACTTCTTTTTAGCTTTAATTGCATTTACTAAACCTCTTGAATAACCCGCGACTGCGAACCAAGGATAAGATACGTTATCAGTTAACGCGATATTCTTTAATACTTCACCTGTTGGTGGAATAAAAAGTTGAGTTGCGTTATCTGTGTCTCTTACTTGAATCCAAGGCCAATATGTTGCAGAATAGTTAGAGTCAATTCCTAAATCGTCGAGATAACCTGTAACAGTTGCCGCATCATCAACATTCGGTGATGATATGATATAAAGTGAATCAGCTCTCTCATTCTCGATAATATCTATCGCTTGACTTGTTAAAGATGAATGGTCGTAGAAGTTAATACCCGCAGTAGCAAATACGTTAATATCAATTGCCTCTGGATTTGAGTAAGTTTGAATACCTTCTAAATAAGCATAATAATCAGAGTTTCCTACGGTTGTATTAAATACACCACCATTATCGGTATTACCTGTAATATAAGTTGTTTTACCATATATAAATTGGTCACCAAGAGTTCTTACCTCCCTGTATATATCCCAACCATCAAATCCACCACAAACCGCTAATGTAAATTTACGGAAGTTTATATTGGTTAATTTATTGTCGGTACCAGATTGACCCTCTAAATCGTAAGGTGTTGTTTGGTATGTTGTTCCTGTTATTGATGATGCGTTTGTTGATAAGTGGAAACCGAATGTACTTGAAGACGCCGCATTTCCTTTATATTTAAACAAGTCACTATCAAATTTAAAACCATTTTGAGATGATAAACCTAAAGAGACTTTCTTTACTTTATCTCCATTAGATAATATTTGAGAACCATCTGATTCGTAGTAAACTACGTCACCACCATCAAAAAATTCTGTTTTGTAAAGAACACTACCTAATTTGTTACTTGAAACAAGTAAGGATGTAAATCCTTTAAATCCAGCAGGGAAAGCATCTGTAGGTGCACTATCTGCCATAAGTAACATAATGAATTTTGAACGTAATTCATATTCACCATCAGAGGTACCAACTTTTCTTGCTACATAACCTGGAAGGTCAGTATTCATTGAGCATCTTGAGAATTTCTCTAATATAATTTGATTTTCGTCAGTATCGTTGAAATCACGAACTATAATATCAAATTCGGCAGTATCCAAATTAATGTTTTGAATTGTAACTTTAACTTCAATATTTGCATCATTTCCATCAGATATTGTTAATATTGAGAATAAATCTGCAACATTACCACCACGAACTTCAGAAACAACTGTGGGTGATGATGGAGTATCCCATGATTGTGCAAAATTATCACTTTCACTGTTTGATGTTACATCTAAACTTAAACCTCTTACGTATCCATGTCTAAATGCTGATAATAATAAGTTAGAATATATTTCATTAACAAATAATGGATAATCTTCTTTTACTTTATCAAAAACTTCGGTACCTAATACTTTATTTATATATTTTGTTGATGAAATATCTAATGAACAATTAAATGTTTTAATTCCTCCCGAAATACCTGTAACATTTATAGCAAATTCGGCCATCGGATTAGTCACAATACCACCAACATCGGTTAATGTTACTGCCGTTGTTCCCGTTACTTGTAATACTAAACTTTGTGAAGCGTTATATTCACCTCTTGATCTTAAAGAAACAACAATTACATCACTATAATCTGTGTTAAGTGATGCGCTGTATTTAAATCTTGTTACATCAAATGAAGATGTACTTGTAGAATAAACAAAAAGATAAGAGTAAACACCATCAATTGTTGATTCGGCTGACCCTGTTTTAGTAAAGAACGCATTATACCAATTTTTATTAGCATTTTCACCGATTGGTGATAAAAGTTTTGTACCTGTTAAACTTGAGGTATTTGAAGTTGGTACATTACCAATAACAAACCAATCGTTATTTGCATACGCCGCACCACTCTTACCTGTTTTACTTGTTATGTATGTTGTTACAGATGAACCATTGGTTGCCGTTTTACCTGAAAGTTCACCATAAATTGTTGAACCTGTAATAGTTGCGGTTGTTGCTGATAATGTTATTCCTGTTGTTGATCCACTTAAAGATCCAAGATTAACCCCACCTAAAGTTTTAATACTATAAGTTTTTCCTGGTTTATATCCTGTTTTACCAAGTATTCTTGTTACGAATAGTTGATTAGACTCTTGTAAGTATGATTTAGCCATATATGCTAATTCATATTTAGGGTTATTTGCACCGTCTTTCTCAGGTGAAGTTGGTCCGAAATACGTTTTGAATTCGTCGAAGTCCCCAACTAAAATAGGTTCGAAAGCAGGACCTTTTAAAGCCTCACCTACTAAACCTAAAGTTGTAACCCCGACACTTTGTGCTACGAATGTTAGATCCTTCTCAGATGTGTACACACCCGGAGAAACGAATACTCTGTTTGAATTTGCCATCGATTGTTGTTTGGTTAATTATTTTTATTAGTTATTCTATAAATATCTTTGTTTTTACCAAAGATTTCCGTACTTTTGTTTAAAAAGATAGTAAATTATCCTTTTCTATCTTAAATTATCTTTCATCATGGAAAACAAACAGAAAAACGTAAAAATTAGTGAAAAACACCATGAGATGTTAAAAAACCATTGTGAAAAGAACGGATTAAAAATTTATAAGGTTTTAGAAAAATATATTGACGAAGTTTGTAAACCAAAAAAGAAGGACATCTATGGTGACGATTAATATAGGTAAGTCACACCAATTCTAGAACCAACAACGGGTGCACCTAACAAAACAATCTCTTGTGTCCCCGAAACATCAAATCCTGAACCCTCCTCTTCTTGTAGACCATTTATATCTAAACTGACAATACTACTAATATTGTTATATGTGTTAAAAGTTAATGTACTACCATTATATTGGAAATACTCCGTGGTTACTTGTATTAATTTACCATAATTGTCAATAATAACATTGTTTCTACCCTTATAATATGAAATAACTATAGTACTACCTTCAAAAGGTGGTTGTACAAATGATATTTTAGATGTATATGAAATGTGAAAAAAATCAACGTCTTTCTCTTGTAATAGACCATTAATTGTAACACTAAACAATGTACCAATACTTTCACCAACACTAAATTGTGTTTGCATCCCGTCCCCCGTGAACGACATTACAGTTATATCAATAACTTTACTAACGTATTTTTTCCTACCTACACCCTCTTTTGCAAATTCATTCATTAAAAAGAAACGATTAATTGCAGGTTTTACCTCAAATTCATCAGAATCAATAAGAAAACCTAACATAGTAAATGTGTAGTTTTGAATGTAAAATCTCCTACCCTCCAACGTATCCATAGGGGTATTATCTTCAATTTTATCTAATATAAGTGGAATGTAATGTCCCTTAACTTGGGTGTAATCTTGTCTCGATGAAAAATTTTGTAATACTATTTTACTAAATTTATTAACGTCTCTAAATTTATTACAAACAATCGTAACGTCATACGTTATATCAACAGGTACGGGTTGTGGTATTTTATATATATCCGCACCCATAGTGGTTCCGTTCCAAGTCGGTACGGAGGAGTAGTAAAATTGATGTCTATCGGGTATTGTTCTCTGAACCGATGGATTTGTTCCCGGTTGAACGTCGGGTTTTCTTACAATTGCAACAAATGGTAATTCAATATTTCCGTCGTCGTTTGTAAATGTCCACGTTTGTGTAAATTCACCCCACCTTTGAACTGTTAATATTTTATCAATAATTCGTATCTTGTTACCATCGGACACAATTTGAAAATTTTTAGTTACGTAATCTAAAAATCCTTTATCTAAATCATCGTGTAATATAGAGTCGGGAAGATATGTGTCAGATTTAGTAATCTTATCTAACAATTCTTGTCTTCTTTCAGTCAGTTCTTTTTCTGTATAAACAGATATGTTGTTTTTTCTTTTAGGTATTCCCATTTTATACTCCTCTAAATTGACTATCTTGTACTGGTGAACAAGTTATTGATTTATAATATGGTTTAAACCCAAACATATTATGTTTATTGTCCGAAGTTATTTTACCATCATTTACCACTTGATAAAATCTAACTTTTAATTCAGATTCGGGATAACCAATATAATCACCATATCTTATATCTATTTTCATTTCTTCTAAATGTTTAATATAAACAGATAAAATCATATTTCCCGGCTCAAGGTATCTCAAAGTCCCATTTTTATATGAACTATTTTTTGGTTCCTCAATTTTAACCAACGCGTTAAATTCAACAGGTGGAAAGAACTTAGTTTGGTCTATACCAACCTCTACGTATACGTCATCAATTTGAGTCTTTTCTCTATCTACCCTATATAGAACTAATTTCATATTTAAATCCCCGTGAAGATATTCTTGACCCATTTGAATATTGAGGTCAAAATCATCTTGAGATAAGAATTTAGATAATCTGGTAATAGGTAACTTATTTTCCATATCTTAATAAATAGTTTAATTTTACATTCTATTTACTTATATTTTAATATGGAAACTAAGATTCCCGAAATAGAGGCAAGAAACATTTTATCAACTTACGAAGGTTCAAACAATCAATTATTAGATTGGAAGAGAAAATTTGTTGAGGTAAAAAATTTTAAACTAACCCGTCCACAATCGGATTATGTTCAAAAGTATCATAATGTATCTCCAAAGGTGGCAAGAAAATATATTAACATTGTTAATTCTTTTGGTGAAAAGATAATGGAAGAAAGGTTATTACCTAAACCACCTGAAAAAATATGGTGTGAAAAATTACTATGTGATTCAGATAAAGCATTTCACGTATGGGGTAAGGTTTTAGATGGTGACCAATTATCCGCAATGTGGTTACCAAAAGCCGCAGTGATGCAAGAAGAGAAAAAACTTAATCGAGTAATTGATTATAGTGTATATGATACAAGACCTCCTATGGAACACCAGAAGGTCGCCATTGAGAAATTATTAGCAAATGATAAGTTTATACTTGCCGATGATATGGGTCTTGGTAAAACGACCTCAGCGGTTATTGCATCTATGGAAAGCGGAGCTAAGAAAGTTCTTATTGTTTGTCCCGCATCTTTAAAGATAAATTGGGATAGGGAAATCAAAAACTATTCTAACAGAAAAGTGTTAATTGTTGAGGGTCGTAAATGGGGGTCTACATTTCACTATTATATTATAAACTATGATATTATTAAAAATTACCACTCAACTGATAAATCAGAAGATAGTGATGATTATAAATTATTAGTTAATGCTGGATTTGATTTAGCAATTGTAGACGAGGCTCATTACATATCTAACGCTACTGCAAATAGAACTCGTTTATTAAATGATGTTCTTGAACAAATACCGAAAGTTTGGTTACTAACTGGAACACCAATGACATCAAGACCCATTAATTATTTCAATTTATTAAAAATTGTTGAGTCTCCGTTGACATTGAATTGGCAATCTTACGTTCGTAGATATTGTAAAGGGTATCAATTTAATGTTGGTAATCGTAGAGTGTGGAATACAAGTGGTGCAAGTAATTTAGATGAGTTAAGAGAAAGAACTAAGAACATAGTACTTCGTAGAATGAAAACAGACATTCTTGATTTACCCGAAAAAATTGTTACTCCTGTTTTTGTTGAATTAACAAGTAAAATGTACGATGAGGAATTAGAAGAATTCACACGTATTAGTAATGATAAAAAAGATGATGAAACAATCACCGTTACGTTAAATCGTTTAATGAGGATTAGACAACTTATTGCATATGAAAAAATCCCTTACACTTGTGAATTAATTGATAAGTGTTTAGAACAAGGGAAGAAAGTAATTGTATTCACTAATTTTACAATGTCATTAGATATGTTACATGAAAAATATAAAAAGAACTCTGTAACTCTCGATGGTCGTATGAATAAGGACAAACGACAAGAAAATGTTGATAGATTTCAAAATGAAGATAAAATAAAAGTATTCATTGGTAACATTAAAGCGGCTGGAGTTGGTATTACGTTAACAGCAGCTGAGGTTGTTATTATGAACGACTTATCATTTGTACCGGCCGACCATTCACAAGGCGAAGACCGAGCGTATAGATATGGACAAAAAAATAGTGTTCTTGTTTATTACCCCGTATTTGAGAACACCGTTGAAAAAATTATCTATAATATTCTACAAAGGAAAAAAGGAGTAATTGACCAAGTTATGGGCGATGGTGAATATTCAGAATCTTTTAGTAAAGACTTACTTAAACAACTCCTTTAACTCCTCAATTTTTGAGGTTAGTAAATCGTTAAGTTCTTTATCTTCCACATTCGGAAGGTTAACCACAATTTTTTTTTCGGGTTCTACTGAATAATCGATATAATTTTTATCACCTTCTTTTTGATATGTGAATATGAAATCATTAATACCACAAATTCTAAATAGTTCGTTTAATTTATCGTTCATAACTTAAATATAAACTATTTATAAGAATAAAACAAAATATGGCGACTATTATTTCACAACCCGAAAAGGACAAATTATATACTCAGGTATTTCACCTATTAGGTATGCCCGTTCGTGGTATTGAGCTTACTGAAGAACAAATGGACACATTCCTTGAACTTTCATTATCAGAATATGAACAATACGTATCTGATTGGTTAATCGAATCTCAATGGTCGGCATTAGCTGGATTAGACGTGGATACACAATCTTTAACTAATGCCTTTACAACTCGAAGTTTAGACTACGAAACTCAATATAGCCACTCATATTCTAAAATTGTGGGTTTGCAGGCGGGTGGTGATAGTGAACTTAAGAAAGATTTCATAACATTAACAGGTGGAACACAAATGTATGAAGTACCTGCAGGACGTGAAATAAATGAACTATTGTGGTTTACAAGATCAGAAATGACGGACACAATAGTCGACCCGTTTGCTGCCGGATTTGGTGGATTAGGTGGTGGTGGTTTTGGTGGGTTTGGTGGTTTTGCGCAAATGGGCTCGTCAGGTGGTTCATATTTTATGATGCCAGCGTTTGATTTATTATTAAGAATGCAAGATAGAAGTCTTAAAAATAGATTAATTGGTGGGGATTTAACATATAGAATTACCGCAGGTCCTGCCGGAAAAAAATATATTCATCTTTATAATGTACCTGGAGGTAGATTCGATTTTGGTGCGGTTTATAAAAATAATTATCAAGTTTGGTATTGGTATTACGATACCATGGATAGAGACACCTGTTTAGATAAAAACAAAGACGTTATTAAGTTACCTTCAGACGTTATGACTGAGGAATTAACGTGGGATAAATTAAATAAACCTTCTCAGAATTGGATTAGAAAATATCTAATCGGTTATTCTAAAGAAGGTTTAGGTAGAATTTGGAGTAAATTTTCTGGAGACTTACAAGTTCCAGATAGTTCGGTTAAATTAGATTATAGTTCTTTACTTACCGAAGGTAAAGATGAAAGATTAAAGTTGGTTGAAGAATTAATGGCTCGATTAGAAAGACTCCGTCCTGATAAAATTCTTGAGAGAAAAGGTGCGGAAGCTGAGAATTTAAATAAAGCACTTAAGTTCAGACCAATGCAGTCACCATACAATATCATTTAACTTTCGATTACGTGTAAAATTAAATCACCATTATCGTTACCGATAATTTCGTCTTCATTACTTACAGTACTTGCTGCTTGTAATTGTAGGACTTTTCTGTTATGGTCAACCCAATATTGGTCAACAAGTTCAAGACTATTTTCAACATACATAAAGAATGGGTCACGACCAACCTTATTCCAAAATACAACTTCACTATCGGAAAGAGTCATAACTTCATCAAATTTATCTTGACCACTTTCTTTTAATGGATAACCATTAACTAACTCACATTGATTTCTTGTAAAGTATTGTCTATCTTTTGGATCCTCAATTAAAATATCTTCTCTAATCTCAGGTTTAAATGCAACTAATAGAGGTTCAACACGTTTATTAAAATTATTTAAATAACGAGCAACGTTATAATCACCCAATAAGTTTGGATTATCAGTAATTTCTTTTTCAGGAATCATATAACAACTCACCTCAATATAACCATCAGGCATTGGATAACCATATTTCTCTGTAAAATCTTCTTGTTGTTTCTTTGTTGGTTTGGTCACCTTCTGTACGTCACCCGATGATTTCTTAGTTCCATTATTAACATAGAAAATTGTATCACCTAAACCCGCAGGATAATCATTCTGTAAAATTAATTCCATGTGAGCTTGTCTAGACATTAGTGAACCAGACTTTGTAGTTTTCTGAATATGTTTTTTATAGTCACTAACGGATTGTTTAACACGAGCTTTGTTTGCAATTTTAGCTAATGGAATTTCTTTATTATAAATCTTTTCCACATAATTGTAGTATAGTTCTACAAAAGAATGACCATCACCATTTAACAAATACTTTAAACCTTCATCTAAGAATTCGACAACATATGTTTGTAATTTTTTAGACTTAATAGTATTACCCGTTAATTTAATTTTCTCTTTACCTTTCTTAATTAACTTAATGATATAATTTTTACGTGAAACATTAATACAAGCGGGCGCGGTATAATCAATATCAAGACCCATTTCATTTCTCATAAAGATATCATTAAACTCCGCAGTATGAGCTTCAATACCTTTATATTCTTTACCTTCCTTAACAAGTTCATTAAGACCCTTACCAACGTATAGTGCATCCTCGGCACTATCAGGTGTTTCAAAGTTTACACCATCAGTATCCATTACAAGAGGTTTATAACCTTTCTGCATATAGAACATAATCATCATACGAAGACATTGACGACCAATACATGTAATCGTTTCACCTGAATCCATTTCTCCCCACGGGAATACATGCGGTGCGGATAGTGAACCAAAATATGCGTTAATAAAAATCTTAATCGGTAATTGTTTACGGTCATACATTTCCGCAGCAACGGGGTCACTATCTTTCAATTCACCAGCAAGATTTTTATATTTAATACGAATATTTCTAAAGTATTTTAACATTGATTTTTGTACACCCATAACATCACAATCAGGGAACACATCATACACTAATTGAATTGATGGGTAGAGTGACGAGTAGTCAAACTTTACAATATTCTTTGCAAACCCCACATTTAATAAACGTGATAATCCACCAGTAAATGGTCTTTTTTCATCTTTAGCAGGTATTGCTAAATTATTTTCATATGACCAAGCCAACATGATAATTTTCCATAATGTAGCGGTCCCCATTGTGGCAATTCTTTCATATGTTGTTGGTACTAATTTAGAAAGTAAAAATGTTGATTGTGAGAATGAATCATCAACAACCATTGTCTCATACAAGTCATCATCGAGATATTGCTCAACAATTTTTCTACCTGGCCATATTTCAAACTTACCGGGGAACCTCTCCATTAATCTATCGGTACCTACATCACCAATCTTTTTGTAACCACCTGTCTTAGGATTTACATAATAACTTTCATTGTCCAAATAAATTTTAGATATTTGATTACCTTCAACATACACACGATTCGGTTTCTCCTTCTCCAAATATGTTGTGATATATTTCAAACCCCACGATTTAATTTCGGAGTTAATTGCCTGAGCTCTACGAACAGAGTGTGCAATATCAATAATATTAAAACCCCAAATAACGTGTTGTGTGTAGTCCTCAATTTCATTTGCAAGTTTTAACATTCCCTTTTTTTCTTTCATCCCTGTACTTGTGAATATTTGAGTTAACCCATTAATATCAACACCAAGAATTTGTGCACGTTTTAAAATAAACGGCCAGTCAAAGAAAGCGGAGTTATAACCAGCAACAATTGTTGGTTTTAAATCTTTAATATATTGTAAAAATCTCTCAATACATTTCTTTTCACCATCTTCACCAAATGCGGGAATTGTTTCTTGTAGACCACGATTATCCTTAACCCCAATCAAAATGATTTTACAAGTTTCAGGATCTAAACCTGTGGTCTCAATATCAAATACAAAACGATATACATCACCATAATCTTCAATTCCTTTAAACAATCGTTTTCTTGTTTGAACAAGATATTGTTCAACAGGAGATAAAATGGTAAAATGTTTTCTTACTTCTTCTCCCCACGGGTCAAGTCCACCAGTTTTAAAAAAATTGATTAAATCGGTGTAACTCTTAATACTTTTAACTAAGAATTTCATACCATCCTCCAAACGACTATTACCATTAGTTTCTAACTTCTCAATGATAATCCCGTACTTACCCATCATTTGTTTTTGAGTTGATTTGGAGTTACCATAAAAATTAAGATTAGATAAGTCTCCGACCCATAAAAATGGTACGAACGAATCTGTTTTAACAATTTTACCCTTTATTGGGTCCTGAATAATTTTGGATATTGAGTTGGAGGGGTAGTCATATTCGACACCTACGATGTATTTCTCATCGTCTCCCCCATTTAGAAAGTTTTCGATAACTTCCTGAGAGATAACTTCTTTCATGTTTTATATTTTTTAAATGTGACGTATTAGCTTACCATTAAATGGTAGTTTGTCTTAACATTACAAATATAAACAAAAAGTCTTAATTTAAGAAATATTAATAAATAATTTCTCTTTTACAGGTAAAATGAGTTTGTTTGTTGGATTTCCGTTAGTGTCTTTGAATTGAACTATGACTTTTCCTTCGTATTTACCTGAATTTAACGTATGTTCTTCTGTAAATCTATGTGTTATATAATATTCATCAGTTGTTTGATTATATAATTTTGTTCTTGTGGTAACGTAACATGTAGAATCTAAAATGATTGGAGTATCTGTTTTTATATCAGACATCTCAAATGTAATGTCAGCACTTTCTAATAAATCGTTAAATGAAGATTTATCGTTTTTACCATCATCAATTAGTCTCATTTTTAATATTGGGTCAGATGCCCCTTGTCTTATAAAGAATTCCATATGTTATAAATAGTTTTATTTTTTAATTATGGAACATCTGTTACATTAATTGTTCCGGCCATACCAGAATGATACTGACAAACATAATAAAGAGTGGAAGGTGCGTTATATGGAACTATAAATGTTATTGTTCCATTAGCGGTTCCGTTACCTGTTACACCACTACTATATACAT